ATTGGACACTGTCGTCAAACTTGGACCACCAGCTACCGACTCCAAGATTGCGCTTGGGCCTATAACTGGACAGCAACAACACTCGTTGGCAAAACTGCCCAAGGACGGGTGTGTTGCGGTCTGTTGCCAGGTAAGACATAGACTTTTCGACAAGCTTTTGCTCAGGCGTGACATTATCCGGGAGGCGAACCGTAGTGTGGAGTTTAGAGAGTTGTCGTTTTGCGTCACACATACTATCAGGGCAGCCATACCAGACTTGTGATGAATAGTAGCGTGCCAAGAAATTGACTCCTCTCTCTCCTCTTTGTACCACAGCGGCCTCCAGGACAAGTCCAACCCGCTCCGCTGCCCACTTATGCGAGCTAACGGGGAGTTCAGCATCGATACCATCGTCACCGAGGTGACAGCCGAGGGCATCGAAAGCTTGTCGGGGAGTTCGTTTAGATCCGTCCCTGTTAGGGGTGTGTCTAAACCCGAGATAAGCAGCGAAAGCTGCTCTAAGGGTCTGGAAGACGCTCGTTGCAGAGCATCCAGATCCGTGTGAGGGTCCTTGCTCGAATACTGTTCCATTAGGCAATATTCCTTTGTTATCTACGTTCCTCTTTAGAAGTTCGTTCAAAGTAGCGCGGTCGTTTGTAAAGGCCTTCATGCAAACGGCCCGGTCTACCTGGCGCAACACATAGGAAATGGTGCCATCCATGCGGTGATAGTCTGAAATGTTAACAAATGTAGCATTTCTGCATATTTCAACAACACGGTTGGCCAATTCTAGCGGTGTTTTGCCAGGGCCGTACCACGGAAATTTCTTTAGGTGGAGTGCTAAGGCATGGGCATAAGTTGCCATATCAAGTTTGTCGCCATCATTATACGTTGAAATATTACGAGGGTCTTTGACATCTGGATAGGCTTCCCCTTTCAAGAAGCACAAAAGTACCATTTTCAAGAAAGGTCCCATAACGAAAGCTTTCTCTAAAGAAAGTTTCTGGGCAGCGCTTGTCTGCTTCTCAGCTATAGCTTCGACGCCGACAGGAGCAAGGTGCACGTCCTGCATCACGAGTTGGGCAAACTCCTGAATGCATTGGTCGCGGAAGGCATGGGGTCTAGGTTCCTCTCTCCGTAGACTCTTGATTCGGCCTTCCACGCACCTCTCTTCCGATGCTTTGTTGTTAACAGGAGCAAAGGCAGAGTGGACTAAGGGTGACATGAAAGCTTGTATTTTAGGTTTAGCTTCCTGGTCAAAGTTTCGGAGATCGTATTGATAGGCGCGAACGCCCATCTTGACTGGGTAGACGATAGGTAGATTGCGTGGTTGCGCCAACCGATGGTATTCAGTTAGCACAGACGCGGCCATTTTATCATCCAGCCAGCTTTGAGCAGTGGGTAACATTAGTTTCGTCGATACGAGTCTCGCAGCAGTAGCAATGGCGTCGTCGAGCTCAGCG